ATAATGAATACCGATCTATTAAAAATTCCAACGATTATTTTAAATAATTACATTATATCAAAAACAGCAACAAACCAATTAGAATTTGAATTAATTAATAAAAACTTAAAATTAAGAGAATATGTTTTACAAGGTAAAATTGAGAATAAAAAATGGTCAATTACTATTAAAAAAAATAAAAAAACATATAATTTATTAAAGACTGATAGTGCTATTCATATTGTTAATCAAACATTATTGTCTATTAATTATCTTGAAAATTATCTTGTTTTTTCTACAAGTACTCAAGATAGTTATATCATTTTAATTCCTGAAACCAACACAGAATATTTTGTAAATTTAACTAATTCTAGATCATATTTAAATAATCAACTTATTGTTAATAATGATAATATCTTTTATCATAAAGCTAAATATTTACAAAATTTTATCATTACCAAAGATGATACATCATATTATATTAACTATTTAAATGTTTATAATAATAATGATCTACCAGTTATTAGTAATTCTGTATATTATATTTTAAATATGGGTACTAGAAAATATACATCAACAGTTCATACTATACCTGCTTATTATAAATGTTTAAAATCTAGATATATTGAAGATATAAGCGGTCATAAACATATGTATATGTTTAATCAACTAAAATTCCAACTATTAACCGTATCATTCGAATTAAATAATGATAAATTAGGATTTACTGATATTATTCCCGCATTAGATATTTTATATATGACATCATCTGTTGGTAACTATTATTTTTCAAAATCAATATTAAAATTCATTTCATCAGTACTTAATATAACAGATGTAAAAAAATACGAAAATAGATTAGGAGGTTACTATCCTTTTTTGAATTTAATATTTAAAGCACTCGAATATAATTTATCAAGTACCTGGAATATCAAAAAACTTATTATTCTAAATCGTAATTCGCCAATTGATTGCAAAATGACTAGATCTTTCTTTAATATTATTAATTCTGATGAATTTAATATTGAAAATGCTATAAATGGTTTAGCAATTGCTGGTTTAGGACAAACACAATTATATACACCAATGTTTACTAATTTACTTGCCAAATCTAAATATTCTAATTTTGAATCAAAAAGTGATTTAGATCCAAATATTCTTAAATTAGATTTAACTGAACTAAAAAGTAGAAAAAATATATTAACATTTGATGCAATTAATTTAAATTTCATTTGCAGAGAAGTTTGTTTTACTGAAGGAACCCATCTTATATTAGAGCATACTGATTATGATTTTTTAAATAAGGCTAAAGCCGCGGGCGCAGGCGCAGCCACAGCAGATATAACAAAACAGAAGAAATCATATATAGATAAAGATATAGTAGTTGAGTATTTAGGTTATAAGAAATCAGAACCAAATATAGAGAATCGTGACATTAAAATTTTACATAAATTATCTGTAGTTGGCCTTGCTGATCAAATAAAATGGGATAAAATAAAATTTAGAAATGTAAGAGATTATATTTTAATCAAAAAAGAAGTAATTGATCAAATAATTAAAAAACAAGTATTGGAAATAAATGATTATCCTTATCTTCGAATCGAACCAGAAGCAACTAACCAAACAAAAAAATCTATTGAAATATTAACAAAAATAAATGAAAATCTTAGTAAGTTTGCCCAAAGTGATACATCAGATACCAAAGATAAAACAAACGTACAATATAAATTATTAAATGAAGATACATTTAGAAATATTATACATACATATCTCATTCAAAAATTAAAAGTCATCAGAGATAAACTTAACACTTTCAAATCATTCAAAACAAATATTGATAATGTCACTAAAACATATACCAAATTAATGAACAATCGTAAATTGGCTGAAATGTTATTTTATATGACTCTTGATATGAAATATACTTCTGACCTCTATAAATTAGGCTATAATTCAGATGGTATTGAATTAGATAGTTCTATCAGATTAAAATATAATCTAACATCAAATATAAATGTATTTATGAATGAATTATTAAATATCCCAGGATATATATCAATTGAAGATGATGTTTATTATATAAAAGTAAATTCAATATTTATTTTCTTTGATTATTATTTTAATATATCAAGATTAAATACTGATCCTTATGCTGGTACATTTATTAGAAAAAATCAATATGATTTAATTATTAGTATTGTAAATGATGAATGCAAATTAGTAGATACTCATAAATTTCATCAATTAATCATGGGTGCTGGTAAAAGTTCATATATCGCACCTTTGCTTAGTGTTTTATTAGTTTCAATGGGAATGTATCCAATTCACATTATGCCAGCTTATTTAGTTGAACAAGCCAAAACAAATATGAAAATATTAGAATATTTCGGCATTAAGAACGTTATTAAAGAAATTTCTAGACAAAATAAATTGGGATCATTGTATTTATTTAATGAAATTAGTGGTAATAATTTACAAAATATAAATTTTATTATGTCTGATGCTACTCTTAAATCAATATTATTAAATAACGCACAAACTAACGAAATACTCAATATTAAAAATCTACTAAACAGACTTAAAAATGGTTTCATTATTATGGACGAAGTTGACGATATTTCTGATCCTTTCCGATGTGAATTAAATTATCCAAATACTGGTTATATAGATCCAATAGAATTATTAGATGAGAGGATTGATTTATATATAAATATATTAAAATTATTATATTTGTCGGAATACAGAACTTCATTTTCTAAATCGAAAAGATATGAAAACTACGAATCCTTTGATGAATCAAATTCAAATTTTAATATATATTATTTAAATCAAAAAGTAGATTCTACAATTTTAAGTAATTTATTTGGTAAATTCAAGGATCCAATGATAAAAGTTATTAATGATTGGTTAAGATTTGATTTACTTAAAGAAGACAATTTTGATATTCTGGTTTCGCCAACTAAATTTTACAATAGTTCATCAGAATTTAATAAAAAACTTGGTTCAAATATTAGTGATCAAGAAAGAAAAAAATTATACAAAAAATTATTTATTTTATACAACTTTCTTTTTAATATTATTGGTTTTTGTATGTCTAATATTAATAGACGCAATTTCGGTCTTTTTGATATAATAGGTATTGATAGATCTAAACACAATATATTTGCCGTCCCTTTTACGGCAGTAGAAACACCTAATATAAAATCAGAATTTTCAAATATTGATATAACATTGACATATACTATTATTTCATATTTACTCAATAAAAATATTATGAGAAAAGGAGATTATGATCTCGAATTTAGAGAAATTTATAATTATTATTCAACTGTTAGCCGAGAAATATGGACAGCTTCTGATGTAAAAATTAAATATAATAATTTATGCATGGCATTAATTGGAAATAACACTGATTATGATATTAATTTAATAAATTCTTTTGACACTTCAATTGCAAACAGAAGTCCTGATATTTATATATCAATTCCTATGAGAGAAAAACAAATAAAGGTATTTAGTTCATATATCAAACGTATGGCTTTAATATTTATTAAAGAATATAAATATCAATTGAATGCAACATTTTCAGATATAGCTTCATCGGATTTCTGTCCAAATAGAACAGGTTTTTCAGGTACACCTTATTTTATGGCTCCAATTGATAAAAATATTAAACAAAGTTTAAGTAGAACTCCAAATGCAGATAAGTCGGCAGAAGGTAGTATAATGTATTCTATTATTAATTCTAATGTTAATATTTTTAAGATTAATACCTACGAAGATATATTATTAGTATTATCTAATTCTAATTCAATTACAAAGACATCATCAGATATAACTAAATATAATACATTTATAGATGTTGGCGCATATTGTTTAGGATATTCGAATAGAACTATGGCATTTAAATTTATTAAATTGTTTAATAATATAACTCACTGTGTTTATTTGGATGAAAAAGACAAAAAACGCTTAATTGATAGAAAAACTATAGAATCATCTGATCCAAATTCTGATAAATTAGTTGAGGATTTAACTTCTAATGATAAAGATGAAATAAAAAAAGGTCATTTATTTGTATTTTTTGATCAAAAACATATAACAGGTATCGATATTCCATTATTACCAAGTGTTGCAAAAGGTTTAATTTCTTTGAAATACACTAATTCTATTCGTGATTATTCTCAAGGGGCTTTTAGATTAAGAAAAATTAATTTAACTCAAAGTGTTGACATTTGTATTGATTCTAATATTGCTGAAAAAATTAATTTTAATCAAACTAAGTCTAATACAATTATACAGAATGGGGGTAGTTTATTATCTGATCAGAATGGGGGTGTTCTTACTGCGGAACAAATGAATTCTGATACTTATCTCGGTCATGCAGGTATTAATAATGCAGGAAATACATGTTTTATGTCTGCCGCAATTCAGTTACTTTATTCAATGACTAATATTAGATCAATCACTATTAATTATACTGGTTCAGATAGATTAATAAAAGCATTACGAAATATTTTTGTCCAATTAGCAGATTCTACAATACCTTATGCAATAAAAAAATATATAGTGGAAGATGGGTTAAGTGCGCGTCAAATAATTCATAAAGCTGTATATAATAATAGAGAAGTTCTAGGTGCCCAACTTGATAGTAGAGAGGTGATTGCAACATTTTTAGAAAAATTTAATGCAAGATTTCCTGTAGATGGTGAGAAATATACAGTAATATTATATACAACAACTATGTGTGATGATAAAAGTCAGGAGGATACAAATATTGAAAATAAACAATTATTAACTTTTAATTTAACTAAACAAAGTGTAAATAGTATCGTAAAGATGATTGATCAATATACCAAGGGAGAAAAATTAATAGACGAAAATGGTCTTGCTAGATGTAAAACTGCTGTACCACCGTCTAATGGTATACTAATATATAAATATGAACCCCATCCAAATAATAAATATGTTATTATTAATTTATTAAGATTTAATGATCAAAGACAATTCGACCCTAGATTAATTATTGCCAACAGATTTATTAAATTGGGTACTAACGATTATGAATTGAAAGGTGCTGTTTTATATGGAGGCGATGGTTCTGGTGGACATTATGTTTTTGCTAGAGTAAGTAATGGTGTTATTTCAAGGGTATATAATGATAGCACTGTTTCAGATGTTAATACTTCTGGAATGACATTAAATAATAATTCTTATGTTTTATTATATGTTAAAGTTGCCGCATCAGTTGTTATACCAAATTTTGATCCAGTAATTGATATTCCAGATGTTGAACCTTTACCTTTACCAGAACCTACGCCAAAACCTGATCCCAATCCCAATCCCAATCCCAATCCAATTATACCACCGTTTCAATTACCATTAGAAGATCCATCATTGAAAAAGAAAAATGATCAAGCTCGAGTTCAAGAACATGAACATACTGAATTAGAAAAGATAACAGATTTTAATACATTATCAAAACAAAATATCACATTATTAGGAGAAGATAAAGTTATTAATAATGTATACATAAGTAAAGTTGATAATCAAAATATACTTTTTACAAGTGAACAAGATCACAAAAATAAATTATTATTATTTTTATTTAAGGAAGAGACAGCAAAAACTAACAGAAAAACTAAATTACAAGCATTACATAATTTAAGAACTATATATAGATATACAATGATAGACAAGGGCATTATTAGATTACTTTTTGCTGATAAATTTCCCAATTTAGGTATGAATATATTTACATTATTTAATACGATCAATCTGCCATATAAATCAGATATTGATTTTTCTGTTCATACTCTAATGGAAAAATACGCTGCAGAATCAGAATATATGGTTAATGACATGAATGAGATTGGTACAGATAATGAATTAAAATGTTTACTAACATATTTATACAAGGAAATATGTTCAATGAGACCCAAAAGTAAAGTTAAAAGAACATATAATTTAAAATTTGAATTACATAATCTAACAGATGCTGAATTATTAGATCCATCTGGTTTAATTGTTTCAAATTCAAAAACATTATATATATATCCTGAAGTTTATCTAGAAAGAGCAGATAAAGTAAAGGGAACTGAAACAGATTTACAAAAATTAAAAGCGTATAATATATATAATAGTGCAAAAAATAAATTTAATACAGTTGGTTTACAATTAGCTCATAAAAATCTATCATATCCATATAAGAATATTCAAGAAAGCTTAAAATTTAAAGTATCAGAAAGCATATCAAAACGATCACTAAATGATAATATAGATTTAATAATTAAATCAGCAATTATAGGAAAATTTGACACAATTAAAATTTTAACTAGAGCTAATAAAATAATTACTAATTCAAATACTTATATACCAGATGGGATTGATGAAAATATTAAACTTAAATTTACAACGATATGTTCAAAAGAAATTTTTTATAATTTAAATTCTGTATGTATTTCATTTTATTCAGATAAAGAATTAGATTGCACAACACAATTAGATTCTGATAATTCTGATTTTGCAGCAGAATTATTATTAAGCAATCAACAGGAAGCGGTGGCGGAGCAATCACAAGAGGCACAACAGGAGAATCAAGCAGAGATACAAGAGGAGTTACAACAGGAAGAGGAATTACAAAAATTAGCCAAACAGTTAAAATTATTATTTAATAAATTAGTAGGAATAAGTAGATTTTATATGGTCAAAGATATAATGAATCCACCAGACAAAGATAAAATTATTAATTGTAATCAAATGTCAGCTGAAACGTTGGTTAATTTTGGTTTTATAAAAGATATTGTATTTACTAAATTATATTTATATAGATACTGTTTCCAAAAACTTGTTAAACCTACGGATAAACCACATGAAATATGCTTTAAAATTGTTTATAATGTTGATAAAAAACTATTTATAATTATGACACAAGAAGAATATTTACAATTATATTCAATATGGGATAGATTAGACATTTCTGATAAACATAAACTAAACATGCATATGAATTATAACAGATTAATTATTCCTGGTATACGATCATTGATAGATTATATGACGGATAAAAATATTAATATTTTATCAGATGTCTATCCAATGATAGATAAATTAATAGACTATTCTCATATAGATATGTTTAAATTACTAACATTTAATATGGATGCAATAAATAACACAGTAAGTTCAGAAACAAAGATAACTCCAAAGATTAAAGAGAAATCATTAATGAGATTAATTGTTCTTGCTGAAAAATTTGATTCACTTACAATAAAGACTAGTTTATTTGACAAATATAGAGATTTTATATTTATTGGTAGATCTATTAATAAATTACATAATTTATACAAAATAAAATTATTTGAAAATATTTATGATATAAAAAAGATCATTAAAGAAATGCCACAAATTCCAGAGACAGAAAAGATTAATATTTATAATTCAGATAAAATAGGGTGGGATAAATTCAAAGTATATTCAAATAGTATAAATTCTTTTGATAAATATAAAATAGATTCAGAAACTATAACCGAATCCGAATGGCAAAACTTCAAATTATTTATTAATTCAATCGCTTTAATTCCTTATTTTAATACTATCATTCAATCAATAGGTTACTATTTGACTCCTAATTTTACAATTAGTACATATTTGAAACCATTGTCTGAACTTAAACAAAATAAAGTAGTATATGGATCTTTTAATTATGAAATATTAGATGAATTAATACAAGAGATGCAAAAAATAAGTGCAGTAATATCAAAATCATTCATTAATTCGGCGAATCAATCAAATTGGTCAAATTTAATTAATCATTTATATCACAAAACAGATTTCACTTTTAATAAATTAGACGAATCAAATAAGTATGATAACCATACATTAAGATACTTTAGAGAAAATTATCAAGATGGATTAGATTATTATCATCCATATGTTTTTAATGAACAAATATATGTAAATAATTTAGTAGAGACATTAATGTCAAATAAATCAAGTCTAACTGGTATAAAAAAATTCGATTTTTACTATCCTGAATCAACTAAAGTGATTTATCATTATTATACATATGTAAATTTAATACCAGAATTAAATAATATCTTAACCAAAAGACAAGCTTATGAAAAATTACCAAAATTTGATTTACAAAAATTTAATAATTCTGTTCGATCTAATACAATGACTGTTAAATTAGATATTAAAGAATTAAATAAACTCGCACCAAATGATATAGATATTAAACAAAAATATGAATCTATCTCTATTGGATTTGAAAATATTAATCAAAAGTTACAACTATTATTAGCTAGTGTCGCTAGTAATGAAACAGTTGGTACTATCTATGATGATTTAGATAATTTATATTCTTCCTTCAAAACATCAATTAACGATGCGATAAAATCAATAATAAAAAAACCAACATTAAATACATATATGGAATTATTAGTATTCAATAACTTATATGGTGTTAAAATTAATCTATTTGTACCAATATCTAATGATCCATCTAATGATCCATCTAATGATTTATCTAATGATTCATCTAAATATAAATTAATTGAATTTGCATTTGGATCAGAATGTCAAACTATTAATATCATCAAAGAAGGTTTTATATATAAAATGCTAATTCCGATTACCAAAGCCGATAAAATAACTAAAAAATCAGATTATAACATGCCATTGTGTGAAACAAAGCCTTCTTATGAATTCAAAGGAAGAGAAAACATTCTAACAGAAATGTTAGGAGGAGGAAGATCATTGATACATTCTAAACAAAAAAAATCAAAATATGTTTTAGCAAAACAAAATAAAACAAAATAAATTAAATAAAAATTGAATATAATTATAAACATTATCTTTTGTAATTTTATAAAAGATAATGTCAGAAACGAATTTTTATCCGACTGTCTTATACATTGGTATTGATGATAGTAAATTACGTGAAATTGTGAATGTAACAATTAATGTACAAAAAAATAAACTAATTATTAAATCAAATTCTGATAAAACAATTAATACAATTGAGGCTGATCAAATAGTTGATATTGAATTTGATTTATCAGATGTTAAATTTGAATTTATGCCACCTGTTTTACGTTCAAAATCAACAAAATATGTATTTTATTTTGAATGTAATAAAAGTTGTAAACTAATAAACAATAAAAATATTTTATTCAAAAAAAAAATTGCATTAAATATACGTATTATATTTGATAATTTAGATAATACAACAGTTTTTTTTAAAAAATTGTTTGAACAAATAGATAATTTATCAGAATCACGTATTTTTGATAATCATGAGATTAAATTTACTGATAAAATGAATTATTATATTAAATATGTTGAAACAAATTCACATGAGGCAAATACACCTTTTTTTCGTAATCCAATATCTAATATAAAAAATTCAATAACAAAATCATTTGACATAATATTAGATACTATTGTGTTAAATGATTTTGTTAAATTTTTAAACACATCAAGTAATTTAACAGACAAGAAATATATTGAAAAAATATTAGATCTATTAATAGAAAAAATATTAAATTTTAAATCAAGTATTGGAGAAAAAATCACAATTGAACAACTTCCAGAAAATAGATTTATAAATCCATTTGTTATTGTTATATCTCCTATATTTTTGCAAGGTGTATGTTCCAAATTAGCAAAAGCTATTATACCAAAACCAGATGATTCAGAAAATATAAGAAAATTAGCCGATAAATGTAAACATATTGCTACTATATTAATGAAAATAGTTAGTAAATTTGCATCGTATAAATTGGAATATGATGTAAATTCTAATAATGGTTTAGTTGAAGCTGTAAAAGAATTAAATGATTGTGTACAAATAAATAATATTGATTGTTCTATTTATAATAAAATATTAGAATTTTTATCTATATTTTTTGATTCAACCATCATTGATACATTTAAAACAAATA